ATTCAGAAGTTGCGAATAATCCACGCCGAGAGGACCAGATTGGCCGGTTTGCTCGGGTGTCTGTGGGGCTTGCTGCTCTGGTTGTTGTGTAAGTTGGCGCAACGCATTGGCAGCGCGAAGAGCATCTCTTGGAGAAATTGAACTTGTCGGGCTTCCTTGTTGGATTACAGGCTGTCCGAGAACTTCTGGGTTGTTTATAAACGAACTTGGATCGCCAAGAACTGGAGTAGCGCCTGTCGGGGTAAAACCAAGTTGGCTGATCGTTCCACCTTCTACGGGAACGGTAAGACCTTGACCGCCACCCATGCTTCTGATGTTTGGTGTTTCTTGAACTTGGAAACCCTCTCCTGCTGCGGTTGGTGTTATACCAGTACCGCCACCCATTTCTGGAAGCGTAGTTTCAAACTGCGCTGTGTCCAGCAGGTTTGGTTGTGTTGTTGATACTACGGATGGAAGTGTTGAGCCAATATCAGGGGCAAATGTAAACCCTGGTGGTGCGGTTAATCCGGTAACACCGCCAGCCCCAGACAATAATCCTGTTTCTCCACCGGCTCCAACAGTTAGACCAGTCCCGCCAGCCTGACCTGTTCCGTTAAATGCATTAGACATCGCAGAACCAGCGGCACTTAATAAACCGCTTTGCAGACCAGCTTCAACATCTCCAGTTGCTGCGGTTTGAATTGCGGCGTTAAGTGATGAATTTGCTAGTGTGGTTGCAACGGTTGGAGACAAACCGTAAGTTGCTGTCAAGTAAGATGCAAGTTGCGGTCCAATATAAGCTGCTAGTGCGGCTGAAATTGGTGGCAGACTTATTACATCACGCACAAAAGACGCAAGATCACCCAAAACTCCACGGGTTGTATTTGGGTCTTGGAATGTAAAAGTTTGCGGTGTAGAGACAGGAACTAATCGCCCGTCTTGTTCTGCATATACAACAGTTGCGTGTTGTGGACCTTGTTGACCACCAATACCTGCTTGTGCAGGGTCCCAAAACTGTGTGCGGCCAGTAACCGCAACCCGAGTGTCTACAGCATTTATGGCATCAAAAAGTTGTCGATCTGTTAAGCCAGTTATAGGGATTCCAAGGCTTTGCGCGGCATTTTGTAGTGTGCTCGTAATATCCTGCCAACGAGCAAAGTTTTGCATGGGGTTAGAGCCCTCTTCGCCTCCAATAGCAAACCTTTGGTAAGCGGCTGGGATGCTGTATTGTGGGCCCTCTCCGGTATCTACAAGCTCTGCATATCGAGCTTCACCAGTCTCAGGGTCTTGAGTAGCAATAATTCTACCGGCGGCAAAATCTTGTTTTGCTCGCTCACCAATGTCTAGCAGTTGTAGGATTTCGTCACGATTTCCTTGGATTCCGTATAGTCCAACGCCGGTTCTAATGGCTCCTTGATACCGTGAATTCGTACCCCAGCCGAGATCATTGCGCTCAATATCTAGCGGCTTGTAAAACTCATTACCAAGCAGATTACGAGCTACGGACGCATTGAGAATGGGCGCACCATTGGCGTACCCATACTGACCGGCTAAACCTGATTGAGTTTGGACGGTTGCCATTTATAGACCGTATCCTAAGAGACCACCGGCGGCAGCGCCGAGGAATTGATTTGGGATTCCAAATGTCTGACCACCTAGAGCTTGACCACCCAAATACCCGAGCGTTCCTAGACCTACGGCTTGGCCGAGGCGGTTTGTCTGTGCCTGCGGGATTTGGCCGTATTGCGACGATCCCATCGGGGTTCCGTATACGCTTGACAGGAATCCTTGGAGTTGCTGGTACGGCAGTTGTTGGCCGAATTGGAAGCGTTGCATTTGTTCTTGCAGGGGTTGGGCAGCGATGGCTTCTCTTGCGGCTCCGACTTGAGCAAGGGTTTGAGAAGGCATCAGTCCTGCGGTGAAGAAACTTGGTGCGGCTTGTGCTAGAGCAGCCTGCTGAACCTGTGCTTGCTGTTGGGCGGCACGCTCACGGGCATAATCCGTGTAAGCGATATTGGTTGCGACATCACCCAAAGCACGACCAAACTGCTCAGAAGCCTGTCCAACAGCACGTTGCATTGCGCCAGACCCGTAACGGCCAGCACGCGAGAATCCCGAGGAAATGCCCGGCAGGATTTGTGATTCAAACTGCTGTTGAAGCGGGCGCGTAGCCGACTCAATCATTGCCTGGCGGTAGGGAGAACCTTGCAAGAACCCGCCAGCGGCAGTCTGACCAATCTGCCCAAGTGATGCTTGGTAAGCCTGCTGTGCCTGTCCAAATAGCGGTTGGGCGGCTCCTGCTGCGGCTTCCTGTTGGGATAGGGCTTGGAGGGTCTGTGCGCTCGGGGAAACGTAGGTTTGCCCAGGGAAGAACTCGGGTTGTTGGCCGGTTAGGAAAAGTTGCTGGGCACGTTGCAAGCCCATCTGCAAGTACGGCATGAGGGCAGGATCAATTCTTGAACCTGTGCCACTAGGCGTTCCGGCAGGAAGCGGGGCGGGAAGTGTTGTTTGGAAATACCGCGACTGAACATCAGCCAACGGAACTCCGGTTGCCTGCGACATTAGTTGTGGCGATATGTTGTATTGCCGCATTGCTTCAGCAATTTGTGCATCGCTCATTCCTGGGTTGTTTTGCAGAAAACTTGTAACGTCTTGTGCGGTAAACCCCGTTGTTGGTTGGGCAACAGTATTTTGGAGTCTTGGTACAAAACCAGTAATAGGTGGGGGGCTTGATCCTTGTGTCCTAGGCATACTGCTTGATGCTGGAAAGCCAGGATTGCCAGCAATTGTTACTGGGCCAGTTGGACCGCCAGGTGTTGCTAATGCTGTGTTCATGCGGGCCTGCACCTGTTCAACTGGAACGCCAGTTGCTTGTGACATCAGTTGCGGCGAGACATTGAATTGCTGCATGGCGGCGGCAATCTGGGCATCAGACATACCGGGATTGGCTTGCAGATAGTTGGTGACGTCTTGAGCGGTAATAGCCATGTTTTTATCCTACGATAACGTAATTAAATGTGCTTCCAGCGTTAGTGTTGGGAGCATGAGAAATTGTCGCGCTGCCGTTTGCGGTTGCTGACACAAACGGGTCAAAGTAGATATTGCTGGTATACCCGTTGGTAGACAAATAGTGCATTGTTGCAATCACCGACGGGGTGGCTGGCCGGGTTGGGCTAGTCTGCGCCGGGATAGCTTGTATAGAGACATCTGTGCTTGTGGTTGACCACATAATTTCTACATAGTCGTCTTTTAGCAAATTAACATAAATGTTAAGTGCGGCAATCAACGCTCCGTCTACACCGCCGTGACTGTTTGGCACAGAAAACTGACTATTAGTGTTGGCAATGTTGGTTCCGTTCTTGCGGAACCAGACACTTGTGTCCTGAATCTGCACGTTACCGTTTAGAAACTGTGCGCTAAATTGCAGGTTAAAGATTCCAGAAAACCCAGCCACGAGTCGGGAGTTGTTAGACAGCGATACCCCGTTAGCAAAGTCCGTGGTGTTGTACGTCATCGCATACGCCGTTGTCGTGCTGGCGGCGGTTTGGTCTGCGGTGCTACTAAACGACCCGTAGGGAAACTCTTGGCTTGAGGCGGTCTGTGACGTTGGGATTAGGATGATCTTGCTGTCACCACCAATCCTGGCATCGGTAATTGTTGTAGTGGTTGCGCTACCTGTGGCAAGCGTAACCGTACCTGTATTGTTGGTCTTGCCGTTCATAATGTTGTTGACCACCTCGGAAATCTCACGAGGCGATCCACCCTGATACGGTAAAACCCTAAAATTCATCTTACACCTGCTGGCACGATGTCGTAATCAATGCCAATTGCCGTTGTCCACGACCCAGACGGCTGAATTGACAGGCGGTGATAGCGGCCAGTCGTCCTAAATGCGGCTCTGCCTTCGCTATCGGCGGCGCTATATGCGCTAAATGTCACGGCGTCTGCAAGACGGTTACGGCTTGCGTAGGCTACAGATGCGCCACCATTATCAACAAGCGGGCGGCTCATGTTGAGCATACTATAGGAGCCAGGAATCTCAATATCGCCGGTGTTGATGGTTCCGGTAAGGTTGACGCCAGAAAATGTGACAATTTTTGCCCCATTCCCACCTACAAACTGCGACTTACCACCCGTCCAGATACGCGAATCAAGGCTAGAAGTTAGCGTGTCAAGCGTTCCAAAGACATCCAAAGCCTCTAATGTGTAGGCCGGAGTAGCAGATTGAGCCACAAAATCAGCAGTTGTTTCTGCATGAGTCCATCGCTGAATCTCAAAGTTATAAATCATCATGCTATCCACCTCTCCGTTACTTCCGGATGATGGATAAGCCCAGATGATTAGATTTTTGATCGGATCGACCGTAGCCGAGATTTTATACGAGTAAGCCTCGTCGAGATCGCTGAAGAAATATCGGTCAACTTTCTCTGTACCGATTCCCACCACTTGAGTACCGTTGCACGCATAGAAGCCATCGTCCCCTAAAAAGTAAGTTACGCCTTGATATTGAACAACAGAGTTCGGTTCAAAGCATCCCAGGTTACGCGAAATGTTGTCAAACTGGAAAATTGCTGGGGTTCCAACGTAAGACATCCGGTAGATGGATTTTTCCATCAGCACAAGGCCAAACTCACCACCCGTAATTGCTTGGACAGCACCACCGTCAGGAATCACTTGAAAGTCGGCTTGGTTGGTGGCGGTTGGTGTCCAGTCTGATTCGTTGTTAATCGCCGACCATTGGACCTTTTGTGAGTCTGCGGAACTTGTGTATCCGGTAACCACAAAGTCCCGCACTACGGTGACATACTTTGCTGTTGGGGCTGCGGCATCTAAATCTGCCCATGCGGTAGATGTGCCAAGCAACCAGTATTGGAGAATCTCATCGCCATTGGCCGCAATCAGCACATCACCAAACTGTGTAAAGCGCCACTTTTGTTCCGCTGGGGTTGTGTACCCGCCAGCTTTAGAAACATCGTCCAAAGACAAGTCACCAGAATCGAGCTTAAATAACTTTGTTGCGCCACCAGCAAAAACTTCTGTAAGACCCGTCGCTGGGTTTCTGCCAGCCACTACGTTGTTAATGCTTTCTGAGGCAGCCTGCGAGTAATCAACAGGCGAGCGCATAGGGCCGTATCCGACAGCCTGTGGCGACACATTTAGGGCTTCCTTGACCGTTCCCGTCAGTCCGGGCTGGTCTGGTAGCCATTCTCCGAAACTTACCCTGCTAGTTGCCATGTGTTGTTTCCAGCCGTATTCGTTGTCCAGGTGTTAGACCCTGCCGAGACAGGCGTCCAAGAGTTTGTTCCGACATTTGTGGGCGTCCAAGTATTTGGTCCCGCAGAAGTCGTTGTCCAAGTATTGGGTCCGGTCGTCACGTTGGTCCAATCTTCTCCGAGAATCTTGCCGATTACCGTTAGAGTGCCGCTTGCGCTTACAGTTGCTGTTGCCGCAAATGTAGCGTTGGCCGCTACAGACATGGAGCCAGTAGCCACAATGCTTGCCGAGCCAGAGGCGTCAAATCCACCCGTAGCCGTTACCGTTGCGGTGGCCGACATTGCTGCCGTTGCCGTCCGTATCCGGTCTCCTGCGCCTACAAGCGTTCCGGTCGCAGACATCGCGCCATCGGCTAGACGCACCCGACTTGGGGTTACTACCAATGTTCCGGCAGAGGTAATAAGTGCCTCTCCGGTGGTGATCCTAAATGCGCTTGCAGAAACGGTTGCAGAGGCCGTTATTTGGGCTTCTGCTGACCTGACAAGGCTTCCCCCTGCGGTCATGCTACCCACGCCCATCATGGCGGCTTCTGCGAGCCTTTCTAGCCCGCCAACAGCCGTCATGGTTCCTGACGCCGTAATTAGTCCTTGTGCGGTGCGGATAGCGATTGCACCCGCTTGCATTGTTCCAGAAGTTACGAAATCTACTGTGAATTCCGTAACTTTTTCGCCTTCTGCCGTTACAGTTGCTGACGCTGTGAAACTTGCCGGGGCGTCAAAGTAAATGCAGGCGGTTCCCCAAGCCTCTGAATCCATTGGCAGGTTCAGAGAATCTAGGGTTCCAAATGCGTCCATTGAGTCTACCGACCACGGACCGCAAACTTTATCTACATACCACGTTGAGTCCAACGGATACTGCGGCATGGAATCTAGCGTGCCGAGTTGATCCAGTTGTTCTAACGTGAGAGACATTAGGCAAGCGTGACGCTTAACGAGCCAGCAGCAATCTTGAAGATGTCGCCAGACTCAATGGTTTTAGAAGTCGTGATATCGGTGTAGAACAACAGGTTGCCAGAAGTAATTGCGTCTAGCAGGCCAACGTGCGACACCGTACCCCACGAAGCGGTAGCTTGAGCAAACTCAACCGCAGCGGAGTTCGTGCAAACGCCGTTGGAGGGTGCGTTAAAGGACACATCTTTGCGGGCATAGGAACCGCCAGAAACCTCAGTTCCCGTGTTGCCCTCATCCGGGTTGGATGTATAGAGACCGACATAGACGGTCGTGGGGGATGTGTAAGACGTAGCGCGGAGAACGGCGTTTAGTAAGCCATTCTCCAAATAATTTGACATTTCAGACATGATTACCTCGACGTAACAGACATGGATAGGGGAACACCAGCAAACTCAGAATTCTGATCAGAAGTGTTGATGTTATTGATGGCGCGGTCATACAGAGATGACCACACCGCAATCCGGGCATCATTCATCAGGTACGGCTCAGACTCTAGAAGCGAGGCGTAGAGCAACGCATCGGGGTAGTTTGCCAAGAACTCGTTGGAGGCTACCGAATCCGACAGGGCTACGGGCTTGAAGTAATACAGCAGTTCTACCGTGTAGGCTTTGTCAGGGATTGGCGCGAGGTCAAACTCTTGCCCGAGCAGGGTATAAAAGCCTGGTTTACCAGACTCTTCT